TGACGATGCCGAATTTATGGCGTTTATCCCCTACAACCACATGGCGACCATAGACCGGAACGATTGGGATGTATTTGCTTGGCCAATCCCGTTCTTCTAGGACTTCAATTGCGGTTAGTTTCTTGTATTTAATCGTGCGCTTATAAGATTCACGCTCATTATCGATTGTAAGCCCCGCAGCCTTGACCCGAGCGAAGAAGTCTTTGCCATCAGCAAATTGCACTGTGCCATCACTTAATTGGTACAGTTTTGCCTTTTCCATCACTGCGTAGTAATACTCAGCAACGCGAATGTCCTCTTTGGTGATCCACTCGGACTGAGAATCACCCGTTCCACGCTGGCTAAAAGAAGTGCCGCCGCCATCATCCGCGCCTGGATACATGACTTTGAACTTCTCTTTGCTAATCATGGTTGTGATTAAGCAACGCTCTGCGTCTGAGCCGTCTATCCGAGTTGAGTTCGGGTCAAAGTAAACTGTGAACGGGTTATCCACAGCGTCGATGTAGATTTCTTGGTCGAAACTGTCGTCTGAGACATATTTAGTAATCAACCGAATAAAGCCCCAACCCATCCTGACTGCATAGTCAAATGCCGTGTCATAGGCGTTATCAGCGTTGGATTGGACTTCAATGTGCCGACAGATGCCCTCGATCACTTCAGCCGTTTTTTCGTTAGCTTGGGTGTTCATCCCATGAACTTTAATCCTTGGGCGCTGCTGTCTTTGTTGGTTGGTGACTTGCCTGCAATAACCGTCTAACTTGTTAATCGTCAAAATAGGACGAGATTCAAGGTTTCGGCTGTTTTGGAGTTCAACTGGCCATTGCTCGCCCGCAGAGACGAATTTAAGGTCTTCTAGACCTTGTTGACGGTTCATTGTCTCTGCGTCGTTGCAGAGCTTTAGGAACTGTTTTGCTTCGTCGATGATTGGATCGTAATCTGATTGGGACATATTTAGGCCATCCAACTGTTAGGCAACTGATAACTTGGCTTTGGTGGAGCGCGTTTCTTAGGCTCATTTACCATCAAGCCTAACATTCTGAACGCATCCGCACCGTGGCTGTATTGGTCATGCAACGGGTTTTTGCTGAATTGTTTAGTTTCAGGGTCAACTTCGTAGCGATAGTGACGCAAACATTGTAGTCCATCGTGGCAGTTTTCCCTATCAAACCAGCAATTTCTGAATAAAGTCCTAGCAGCGTTGATACTGTCAGCTATTGGCGTTCTAGGGATTATTCGGGTTTTGTATCCCATACTTTTAACGATTTGTTCAATCGATCTGCCTGCCGCTGCAAGAGTTTTGTTTTCTGCGTCATGCGGTAACCAAAGGGTGTCATAGATATACCCGTAGGTCTGCATCTTAGCCAGGTAATCGGTAATCGTCTTTTGGCTGTCTTCGATATAGCGAATCAGGCGCGTTTCCATGCCAATGAACTGGACAAACCAAATAGCGGTCGCATCGCTCCAACCAAGGTCAAATACAGCGTGAACGGGCTTTGAAGGGTCATATCCTACCCTTGTGATCCTGTTTTCTAGGTCAGCTTGCTGGAGTTCTCTAGCGAATACCGCGCCATCCACGGTTTGTCGGCAAATGCCTTCCCAGACGGTGTTATAGGCTTGCATATCCCGCAGCTTAAGGGAATCCTTCTCTAAGCGCAGCGTGTCAGGAAACCACGGGTTGTCATTCCAATTGATCTTTGTGACCACTGAATTTTCTGGAGGGTTCAGGACAAAGCGCTGATAAGTCTCGTCTGTCTCCAGTTCAGGGTTAAAACTGATCCAGATTTCCGATTCTTCTTTACGGATGGTTGGAATTAAAACATCCCAGGATCTGCCAGACACTGACTGAGCTTCTTCTACCCAACAAATATCCACACCTTCAAATGACTTGACGTTAGCGATATTGTTTCTGAGGCCAACGAAGTTAAATTCTGTGCCGTTCTTGCCCCTAATGGTGTTTTGGGTTATCTCGTACATCCCATTTAGGCTCAAGTCGTCGATCTGGTCACACAAGAGCTTATGGACAGAATCCTTCATTGAGGTCATAAACTCCCGAGCGCAGAGGATACGGAGAGGGTCTTTAGCGCCCTTAATCAGTAAAGCCCGAGCAATTCCCCACGACTTAGCGCCACCACGACCACCATATAGGACGCGATAGCGAGACTTATCAGGCTGAAATAAGCAAGCGAGCTTCTCAGGAAACTCCGCTTTTTTGATTGTTCCACTTACTTCATTCATCCGTTTTGACTTCAGGCTGAACGAATGTTACCTGGATGCCCTGCAAAGGCTCACCATCTGCGCCTGTGACTTCCTGTTTAACAGTTTCAGACCAGCGCATCTGCGCCTTTGTCCACCAAATCAAACTGGTAGTGTCGCCTGCTACCGCCTTAGAAAACAGCGTTTTAGCGATCTGCCCGTTGGCTTTGGCTTTGCCCGTATCCAGTTCAGTGCGGTAATACTTCCTCAAAGTCTTGTCATCTATGCCGACCAAGATAGCGATCTGTTCGTGGGGCAAGCCTAAACCACTAGTGCTTTCGACCAGTTTTCGTTTCTCATCTGTTGGCTCATGAGCCTGTTGTGGAATGATTGGCATCTTTATTAAGGGGAACTCGCTTAAATTTTAAGCACTTTCTTCAGTTTCTGTCAAAAGAACGGCTTTTTTTCCTGTGAAATCTTCCCAACGCTTTACTATAACATCGCAATACTTTGGGTCAAATTCCATTATAAAAGCTTGGATGCCATTCTTCTCGGCGGCAATCAATGTGCTACCAGAACCACCAAAGAAGTCGGCGATTGTTTTGGCTGACAATTTGAAGCGTTTAATAATCCATTCCATCAATGACACGGGCTTTTGCGTTGGATGGACACGATTGGTCTTTTCAGATGCCTGCGTAAATTGACGGACAACACTACGGAAGTTTGCCCATGCCAATTCGCAGTCGGTTTGGTCTGATTGGCCGTTGTTTTTATCCCATACAAGCCAACATTCGCTGTCTGGCAATGCGGAACTGTAATAGTTGGCTCCCCACCAAATATGCTTTGATTCAGGATATAGGCCAAAAATCAGATTAAATGCGTCTTTTGCCACATCTTGGTTGTCATCGCCAAGAATGTCAACTTTGTAATTCTTTTTAAGGACTGAAGATTTGCTTACAGCGTTCATGCCATATGGTGGGTCGGTATGAATCAAATCTGGATAAACGCCTTGCATTAACTTATCCACATCATTCAAACTTGTTGAATCACCGCACATGAGTCGATGCTGACCCAATTTGTAAATGTCGCCTACCTTTGTTGTTGGATCAATAGGCAAGCTTGGCACTTCGTCTTCATCCGTCAAACCTTCTTCAAGTTCAACAGGATTTAATGCCTCGATCTCTTCCAAGCTGAACCCAGTCAATTCCAAGTCAAAACCCAATTCTGCCAACTGGTCAAACTCCAGTTTTAGCATTTCATTGTCCCATCCTGCATTTAACGCAAGGCGGTTGTCGGCAATGATGTAAGCTTTCTTTTGGGTTTCGGTCAGTTCTGCCAGTTCAATGGTTGGCACTTCTTTATAGCCGAGCTTACGCGCAGCCATTAGGCGACCATGCCCTGCAATAATGCCGTTATCCCCGTCTACCAGGATTGGGTTAGTCCAGCCAAACTCTTTAATGCTTGCCGCTATTTGTGCCACTTGCTCATCGCTGTGGGTGCGGCTGTTGTTTACATAAGGAATTAGCTCTGTGACCAGTTTTTGAGTGATTTTCACTTTTTCTTTGCCAGTTTTGCTGCCGCTTCACGTTTTACAGCGTAACTTATCGCAACTGCCTGTTTGACAGGTTTCCCTGCCTTTACTTCCGTTTTGATGTTCTCTTTAAACGCTTTGGGGCTTGTCGACTTCTTGAGCATCTTTGCTATCCAGTTGGGTTAACCACCATTGGCAGTCTTGAATTGCACCTTGAATAGCCACCAAATTGACTTCCATTTGTTTCGCTTGGTTGGTCAGTTCGGTGATGCGGTCTTTAATTTGTTGTTCGGTCATGATTCTTCCACAAAGCAAATATCCATCCATGACATTTTCAGATGGCGTTCGTTGTTGATGTTGATTTCCTCGAACTTCAGGTATTCATCCCCGTAGTTTTTGGCCAGTGTTCCAAAGTAAACCTTGTCGCCTATGTTTAAGCCTTCCTTGACCGCATCTGGGCCAACAGCTACTACATAACCGATTGAGTCCGCTTCTGCGGTTTGGACGTATAAAGCGCTTTGGATTCGTTTTTCAGGCTTGACAATGATCTTGTCTCGCAAGGGTGTCAGTTTCATTTCTTTGGCCTCCCACGCTTTTTAGGAGGCTCTGTCGGGATTTCTATTGGTAAAGCAGAAAACTCACCACATATTTCTGTGTGGTGGCGGTTTTGATATGTTGGGTAACGCCTGCAAACACCCATTGTCCCGTGATTTTGGAAGTGTTTACAGGTATTACAATTCTCACTAGCCAATTCAAGCTCCTTTTGAGTTGGTTAGAAACCCGCAGTCATGCCCGACTGCGGTGTTTCGCTTTACTTGTACTCGGTGCGCTTGTGCTCGTAAGCTACATGCTCACGGCTACCGCCTTTAAATTCACCGAGAAGGCCATCATTCTTGCCCATGTGGCCATCTACGCGATCACCCATGCCATCAGCTTTACCCATTCCAACACCCCCAACCAGTTTAGCTTTACGCTCTCCTGAAGTGTCAGATGCCGTTGCGCCCTTTGGAACTTTCTCGCCAGAAGCGCCAGGCATGAATTTGGTGCTGTTGACACCCTTCTCACTACCCATCTTCTCGCCAGTGCGATCCGAAGCGGCTACACCCTTTGGTGTCTTTTCTTTGCCGTAGTAACCCATGATTTTTCCTTGATCTAGGCGAAATGCCCAATCCTATTTTACACAGATTTGCCATTCACGTTCATTTCTTCCCGTGTTTGACTTCACTTTATTGCCTGTCAATGTGATAAATCCTAGCTTTTCCATCTCAGATAACCGTCTGGCGACCTGATTGGGGTCTAGGTTTGTGTTGTTTGAGATGCCATCCTTTCCTAGAGGCCCATATCTTTTTAGGCACTCATAGATGATGACAACATGGTCTTCTACTTTAATTGATTTAGCAGCCTCAAACGAGGTGATAGGGTCTGCTGACCTTGCCCTTGGAAAAAAACCTAATATATCTGCGAATTTCATAATTTGTCCTTTAGGTAGGGGTACTCGCTGCGTCTGTTAATTTTGACCTGTTTTAATCAAAAGCTAATGTCGTCATCCTTGGGAGTGTCTTTTTCCCGTGGTTCGTTCAGGTATGCCCATCCAGACCAACCACCTTCCATCACTGGCATGTTGTCGATCTTGAGCATTTCCCCGTTTTTTGTGTCAATCACTGACCCTATTCGGGTGTATCGGTTCTTTTCTTGCCCTTGGGCATTGGTGTATTTTCCCGTAATAACGGACACTTCTTTTAGTACTTTAGCCATAACGTCTTTCGTTTAGTTTCACAATTTTTGCATCTAGTTCACTAAGGAACTCTTTTACTTCGGTCTCTAATCCTTTAATAATTGAGTCGTGGTATTCGACCCGCTTAATAAAGAGTTTTAGACCTTCTGGCATTCTAGGGTCGTAACTCACAAAATCACACCACTGCCGATTAGTACATGCCATTTGCCACATCATTTGGGTGATGTATTTGGATGGCACTTTGTCGGACAGTAGTGTCTCAATGTGAGTCGATGTGTTGGGGCACTTTATTTCTATAAGCCCAAATAGCCCTACAAGCCCATCAGGAGACGCGCCAGCCTCGGTAATAGATGGATGGATAACAAACCCTGTCTCGTCCACTAAAACGTCCATTTTGGCTTCATACGCCGCCCTGGCGAGGGGTTCTGTATCCGTCCCCCACTGCATAGCTGTATTTGTGTAAGTCTCTGCGGGTACTCCAGTCATTCTCTCGCAGACCAATTGAGCCATGTAGTTGTCTCGGCTTGTGCTGTAACCGGATTTAGTCTTAGCGACAATATCAGCTACTCGGGAGGCCGTGACCTTTCCACATCGGGCGGCAAACCATTCTGGTGATCTTTGTTCCATTACAGTTTCCCTTTCATTTTGTCTTTGGCTGCAATGACACGTTTTTGCCAAGCAGGTTCTCCGTTAGCGTATGCGTAGGCTTTGACGTAAGCCTTCTTTAAGTCTTCTTCTGTGGT